TAAAAACGAATAAGTTATGTCAATTTTATCATGGGGTAAATGTAAGATTGAAACAACCCCGTCAACAAATGGCGCACCCACCTCCCCGGAGGCTTGGAAAGCCCTTGATACGCCGAAAGAAGACACAACGAAAATCACCCCCACGGCGGGAACTGAGAAGACCGCCACAGAGGAGGGCGGCGAACTTGTTGATGTCCGTTACGGAAAGAATACTTATACACTCGAATTTGACATGTTTGTCAAAAAAGGTACGGAACGCCCGTTTGAAGACAATGACGGGTTAATCGCAGGAGAACACGCTTTCCGCATAACTCCCGAAGACGAAGAATGCGAGGGCGCACAGATTGACCGTTCCGTGGTTCGTTGTGATGAAAGCTATTCAACCGCTGACGGTAAAATGCTTCATTACGTTGCACGTTGCCTGAAACCCAAGACGGGCAAAACCGTTAAGCCTTACACAAAAGGGAGTGAGTAAGAATTTTCAGCGGGGTTGATACACTGGTTTATCCACCGTGAAGCCTGAACGCCTTTCCCGGTTGCATGTCGGTTCGATTCCGACCCCCGTCTCTAATCATAACTTAGAAATTCGTCAGATATGAATAAGACAATAGAACAAACGGTTGCTGAAACCATCCTTGAACAACCTTTTGAAGTCAAGGTAGGCGAAAAGTCATATCAGGTTGCCTCCGCAAGCACGGCAACCCTCATACTTGTTTCAGAAGCGATTTCACAACTCCCACATATTGCGCTTGACACGGAGAAGGTCGTTGAAGAAACATTATCCGTAGCGAAAGACTGCCGCATTCTCGGCGATATAGCGGCTATTCTCATTCTTGGTGCAAAGAACATCACAGAAAAGAAAAAAGTTCCACAAATCAAAGAAAAACGGTATCTGTGCGGGCTTATTCGCCGACCATACACGGTTGAAGTTGAAATTACCATTGACAAGAAAGCGGAACTCGCAAAAGAACTTCTTGAAGATGTCTCCCCGAGGGAACTGAACCTGATTGTAAGCCAAATCTTATCAAGAATGCAGATAGCCGATTTTTTCGGGCTTACCACTTTCCTTGCAGAACTCAATCTTCTTCATCCGAGGAAAGTGGAGAACTAAATGACAGCATTTGGGCTGTCGTAGGCGGTTTTGCAAAAGGCTACAATCTGACCTTTGACTATGTTTTGTACAATATCAGCTATACGAACATGATAATGTACGGGGCTATTCTCCCGACATACGATAAAAAGAAAAATGACGGGAAAAAGGATGAAGGACAAAAAGTTATCAAGGCAGATGACCCAAGAAACAAAGAAGAAGTAAGGAAATTTTTTGAAACCTGTGATTAAAGGCAGAAACAATGAACAACGATAGAGGAAGACTGAATTACGGTGTCGGGCTTGACAACTCCCAGTTAAGGGTAGGAGTAGCCGAATCACGGCGTTTGCTCCAAGGCATAGGGAAGACAGCGGTTGACGAAGGCGCAAGGATTGACGATTCATTCAAAAGAATCGGCAGGACTGTCGCAGGCGTGTTTGCCGTGTCTCAGATAAAAGATTTCATCACGCACGTTGCGACTGTCCGTGGAGAATTCCAACAGCTTGAAATCGCTTTCAAAACCATGCTCGGCTCTGCGGGTCAGGCAGATGTTTTGATGACCCAGCTTGTCAAGACAGCCGCCACAACTCCGTTCGGTCTGAAAGACATCGGTCAAGCCGCAAAACAGCTTCTTGCCTACGGTGTCGCCGCAAATGACGTGAACAACACTTTGATACGCCTCGGGGACATCGCCGCCGGGCTTTCAATCCCTATCAATGACCTTGCCTATCTGTACGGAACGACAATGGTTCAAGGACGTTTGTACACACAAGACCTGAACCAATTCTTGGGGCGTGGTATTCCTCTTATGGAAGAACTCGCAAAACAGTTCGGCGTAGCTGAAAATCAGGTCAAACAACTTGTAGAAGACGGAAAAGTCGGATTCCCCGAAGTTCAGAAAGCCATCGAGAACCTGACCAACGAGGGCAGTAAGTTCGGCGGTCTTATGGAAGCTCAGTCAAAAACAATCACAGGGCAGATTTCAAACATTGAGGACGCAATCGACACAATGTTCAATGCCATAGGTCAGTCACAGGAGGGGGTAATAAACACCTCTCTTGGTCTTGTCTCAACCCTGATTGAGAACTGGGAAACAGTCGGTAACATCCTTTTGACAATCATCGCTACATACGGGGCATATAAAGCCGCCGTTATCGCTGTCGCAGCCGCACATAAATTGATGAACATTTGGGGAACTGTTAGTGCTTTTCTGTCTCTAACAACCTCTATACGTTCAGCCAAAGACGCTATGTTGCTTTTCAACATGGCTGTAAAAGCAAATCCGCTTGGTTTGGTTCTGTCTGTTCTTGCAGCCGCCGTGACAGCTTTCCTTGCTTTCAGAAAATCAACAGACGAAGCCGCTGACGCTCTGAAAAAGGAACGTGAGGAAGCCGAAGCGTTCAACAAACAGGTTAGCGAATCAGCGGGCAAAGCCATTTCAACGTATAAACGTCTTCAAGACGAATACAAGAAATGCAAGTCAGCCCATGAAAAACGTGAGTGGATAAAAGAAAGTCAGACGAAGTTCAAAGAATTGGGAATTGCCGTCAACAGCGTCAATGACGCTGAAAACATCTTTGTCAAGAACACTTCCTTGATGATGAAAGCCTTTCAGAAACGTGCGGAAGCCGCCGCATGGCAATCCCGTCTTGATGAAGCCTACGCAAAGAGGGTTGAACGCCAAATGGCTCTTGAAGACCAAATGGATAAGATTCAGGCGGGAAGCAAAGTGCCGGGATATTCACACACGACACAAGGAGGCTATGAATACGTTGACCGCAGCGGAGCATGGGTTTACACCGAGGCGGGTGCGAGAAAAGCCCGTGAAGCGTTCAAACAGACAATCGCCAATGACCCTGTTCTGAATGAAATAGACGCTCGTATAAACAAGTATTCCGAGAAAATGACCTCTGTTTCATCTGACTTTCAAAAACTGTTTGAACAAGCGGGTACAATCCAGAAGACAACGCAGGAAAAGAACGAGGAAAAGAGATTCGCTAAAGAACAGCAGAAAATCGCCGATGAAACAGCCCAACGCACGGCTAAAATCAAGGAGTATTCAACAAAGGTTTCAGAAGCAGTTTCACAAGCCGAGATAGACATTCGTCAGGCTCAAATTAACGAACTTGAAGACGGTTATGAAAAGACCGTTGCGCAGGTGCAGTTGAACTATGACCGCCTTATCGCCGAGAACGATAAACGGGCGCAGAAAATGATTGAAGACCTGAAAGACAAAAAAGTGCTTGAATGGCTCAATCAGAACCCGAAAGCGACAAAGGAACAACAGCTTGAATACCGGGCTTCCTTGAACCTGACAACCGCTGACCTTTCTTCCGAGCAGCAAGCGATGTTAAAGTCTTATGCCGAAGTTGCAAGGCAGATTCAAGTCAAAGGTAACAAACAAGCCCTTGACGATATGATGAAAGACATTCTGACCTATGAACAGCAACGTCTAAAAATAACAGAGGAATACGAGAAAAAACGTGAAAGCCTCTATGAAACAGATAAAGACGGCAACAAGAAGTTCCGTAAGGGTGTCACACAAGGAAACGTGGACGAACTGAACCGTGCTGAACAGGAAGCCTATAAAGGCATAGACGAACAGTTCGCACAACGTGAAGAAACGTATCAGGCATGGTGCGATGAAATAGCGGAACTAACCCTTAAACAGTTGAAGAATGTATTAGCGGAGGCAGAAAAGGAACTTGCCGAACTTGAAAAGAACGGCGGGTCTTCTGATAAAATCGCTGTTGCCCGTGCCAAAGTCGCAACAGCCAAAAAGAATGTTGAGAAAGCACAGGCTAAAAATGATATAAATCCCGGCAAACGCTCAATCAAAGAATGGGAGGACTTGTACAAGACGCTTCAAGAATGTGAACGGGAGTTTGAGAGCATTGGCGACACGGTCGGCGGCGTGGCAGGCGAAATCATTTCAACGGCTGGCAGCATCATGACCGCTTCTCTGTCAATGATAAACGGTATTGTTCAGCTTGTGAATATGTCTGCCACCGGTATTCAGGGAACAGCGACAGCGGCAGCAACAGCCATTCAAACGGTTGAAAAGGCTTCTGTCATCCTGACTATCATATCGGCTGCCATGTCAATAGCCATGCAGATTGTGAACCTGTTCAACAATGATGACAAGAAGCAAGAAGAAATTGAAGCCCTGCAGGATAGAATAGACCAACTCCAATGGGAACTTGACAACGCAGATATTGTGCGGTTACAAGAAAATAGCGGAAAAGCGGTTGAACGTGTGAAACGGGCTTTATCTGAGACTTACAAAGAACTCCTGAGAAATAAAATCGCTGTCAATGACGTAGCAGGGGCTTGGCGACTTCTGTTCAGCAACGTTTCAAACAACGCAGCACTGCTTCAAAAGACCGCAGAAAAACTTGCCACGGCGTATGCTAATATCGCTTACACGGCTGACAAGGCTCTCGGGGGCGAGAAATACAGCAACGCCCAAGAACAGCTTAAAAACCTCGCCCAGCAGCAACTTCTTATTCAAGAGCAAATCAGGAATGAAGAAGACAAGAAAAAAACAGACCACGGTAAGATTGATGAATGGAACAGAAAAATTGAAGAACTCGGCGCACAGGCTGTCGCCATCATCAATGACATGGTTGAGGACATCATCGGCGGTTCAAGTTCCGATATTGCCAAAGAACTCGGAGACGCTTTTTTTGAAGCGTTTCAGGCTGGCGAAGATTACGCCGAGGCATGGGGCGATAAGGTCAAAGACATCGTGGCTGACGTGATGAAAAGAATGTTGGTTTCCAAGTTTCTTGAAGAACCTCTTGGGGAGATATTCGACAAGTACAAGGCTAAATGGTTCAAGGACGGTCAGTTTGTCGGTCTTGACGCTGTTATCCAATCTATGAGTGGTTTCGCTTCTGACTTGAACGCTGTCGGAACAGATTTCGCCAAGATATGGGAAAACCTGCCTGAGAACGTCAAATCAATGTTTGAGGTAACAGCAGACGCAACCCGTGAAGCCTCTCAGAAAGGAATCGCCACAGCTTCGCAAGAAAGTGTTGATGAATTGAACGGACGTGCGACAGCCATTCAAGGGCACACGTATTCAATCGCCGAGAACACGAAAATCATTCTTTCTGTCGTGAACATGATTTTGCAGTCAGTATTGAACATTGAGAAACACACTGAGAACATGGTAGGACGCATTGAAAGCATTGAAAGTTCAGTCAAAGAGACAAAAGATACAGTTAACGATTTTGCCTTGAAAGGCATAAAAATGAAACATTGATATGGAAGACATTATTAGACAAGTTTACGCCCAATGGAGGATTGCCAAAGAGCAAGCCCGGCAGGAGTGCGATAGCCGTTCCCTGCCAAATATGGCAGAGAAATACCGTATGTGTGATATGTTCAAAGGCACGGAAGATTTACAGAGCCTTATACGGCTGTTCACAAGCCCACAAGGTATGGAGTTCTGTATCAAACACCGTTTCCCGAATATAGCGACTTTCAGGCTGTTCAAGCCGTTCAACCCCGAGAAGTACGGTGTTTACATTGATGCGGGTACAATCACGCTGAGAAACCCGGAAAAAGCGGTTCTTATTGGGCGTACAAGCGCAACGATAAACTGTGACACGCTTGAACGCCATGAAATTTTTCTTCTTCACGGGGCTAAAGCGTTCATCAACGCCTCGGGCTGGGCGGTTGTTTCCGTCAAGGGGTCAACGGGTTGCCAACAAATTCGTAACGTGTCTGGAAATGCGGTAATATTATGATGTCAGGACGATTTTACATAGACGGTAAGGATGCGTTCACAGAGTACGGCATCTATGTTCAGGAAGGGGGCTACAACGAACTTGTGGCGTTCCCGCCTCTGAAAGCGGTCACAAGCAACGACTGGCAGGAAGAAGACGGCATAGAACCTGATTTGTCAGAACCGACCCTGAACACGAAGGAATTTTCTTTGAAAATTGTTCTCTCAGGCATGGATTACCGTTGGGGTGGCTTCATAGAACGATTGTCAGACAAAGCCTATCACACGTTTGATTTCAGGGAAATAGGACGCACTTACCGTCTTCGTCTTGTATCAAACCCTAACACGGATTTGGCAACGCTTCTCGGCTTCATCACTGTAAAACTTGCCGATGATTTCCCTTTAGACGGGTACACCTACAAAGAACCTGAAAGCACTGTTCCCGGCTCTGATTATTATGAACTTGACGGGAAGCCGTTCTCAGATTATGGGGTTCGTGTGTTGGAGGGAACACTTAATGAAATAGAGAAATCGCCGAATGTCAAGACCAGCCTCCTGCGTAATATCAACAAATTGAACGGGGCTTTATATGACGGGGAGAAAGTGACCTATAAGGCAAAGGACGTAAAGATAAACTGCCTTATGCAAGCCGCCTCGCTGACTGAACTGTGGCGCAACTATAACGCTCTGTTGTATGACCTTGTGCGTCCTGAACAACGGCTGTTAT